CAAAGAGATCAGTTATATAAGATTTCAGTTAATCCAGTTGCGTTCTTCCCGAATGAAGGTTTTGTAATGTTTGGTCAGAAAACTTTACTTAAGAAACCAAGTGCATTTGATAGAATTAATGTAAGACGTTTATTCTTGAATCTTGAAAAAGCAGTTAGACAAACAGTTAAGTTCTTCGTATTTGAACCTAATACATTGCTAACAAGAACAAGAGTGCTTAATACTATTAATCCTATATTTGCAAATGCTAAGAATACAGAAGGGGTTTACGATTATTTGTTAGTTTGTGATGAGAGAAATAACACACCAGATGTAATTGATCAAAATGAATTGGTGGTAGATATTTACTTGAAACCAGTTAGAGCAGCAGAATTTATATTAGTTAACTTTTATGCTACTAGAACAGGTACAGACTTCAATGAATTAGTTGGTTAATATAAATCAATAACTAAATAATATTATGGCAGATAGTAAACTAACAGACTTACCAGCATCGACAACATTAATTAATGATGATGTGTTATACGTCGCTGACGTAACATTGAATCAATCTAAAAAAATTACATATGGTAATTTAATTAACGTAAAGCATACGCAGTTGAAATCAGACTTTGATACTGCATCAGCTTTATTAGATAGTGTTAATAGTTCATTAGGACCAATAAGAGCTGAAGTGGTATCGCAAACTGCTAGAGAAGGTTTCTTTACTATGGGTGGAGCTGTATTGAATAATACTAATTTTAGTAGTAGTGCTGTATTTGTATCTACATTTTCTTTTAGCCCTGATAATAATGCTTCTAATGTATTATCTGCAACTTTACCAGCTACTTTTAATGTAGGAGATATATTAACACCGTCATATTTAGGGACTGCGACACACCCACATTTAAGTGGTGTTGAATTAGCAGCAGTGCCTCTCAGTGGAAATGCTCTTACTTTAATAGTTAAAAATAATACAGGTAACTTACTTCAATTGTCTGGTGGAGGGCTTGGTGTTGATAACGATACACTATATTTTAAAGTCGATTATCAACGGTCAACATAATAAAAGAGATTAAATAATTACATGGCAGATACATCACAGACAATTCAAGGATTTTATACAGCAGCACAATCAAAAGATTTTGCAAGAAATAATCTTTTTAGAGTGCTTAATATAAATTTTGGTAGTGGTTCGTCGGTTTCATTTGATGAGAATGATTTAATTTATGCTACTACAGCTACATTGCCAGGTAAATCAATTACCAACGTACAAGCACCTTACATGGGATTAAACTTTAACGTTCCTGGAGTTGTGCAATATGATGGTAGTGATAGTTATTCAATTACATTTAGAAGTGATGAATCATATGATTTAAGAAATAAATTCTTACAAGCTATTAATGATACTTTCGATGATTCAGATAGTACAGGTAATTATTTTATGCCTACTGAAGAAGCTGTATTGGATATGGTTCTATTAGATAAAGAATTAAATAGAGTAGATCAATATCAGTTAGTTGGTATTTATCCCAAGAGTGTAAGTGCTCCAAGTTATGATGCAACTGCAACTGGTGATATCGTAACATTTGATGCAACTATTGCTTATCATTACTTTAGAAAAACATCTTAATTTAACAAACCGTACTTAGGTACGGTTTTTCTATGTATAAATATAATTAGATGTCTATATTAAACTCTATTAATAATGCTATTCAAGGCGTTTCTAATGCAACTAATTCACTTTTAGGTGGTTCAGTAGCACAACCTGGTTTATCATTATTAGGTACCAATTTACCTGGTGTACCGTTAATTAGTATGAGGGATCATTTTTTAAATAGTTTAAGTCAATGGTCTTCTTCTATACCTCTTAATACCCAATTTATTATTTTATTTGACAGATTTCCATTAGGGTTAACTAACCATACAATAAAAACAATAGAAGGGGTAGATGGTAAACAATTTTCAGATATTACTTTAGCTAAAGCTGTAACTACTAATTTAAAAAATCAAGGTATGGTAGGTTGTCTTTTTGCAACTGGTTTCAATGTAGGTTCTGAAACTTTAGAATCTGATGCAGCAATGATAGATAATAATAGAGGGTTCATTCAAGGTACTATATTAAAAGATAGAAGTCCTTTTGCACAAAATGCTTTATCTATATCAATGAGAGACACAAATACTTCATTTGTAGATTTTGTTATAAGACCTTGGTTAATTATGTCAAGTCATTACGGTTATGTTGCTAGAAATCAAAATGATTTAAGAGAAAGATTAAAAGATCCTAAATGTAATATCACTATAGTACAATATACAAGAAGTGAAAAAGGTTTATCACAAATACCAAGAAAAACTTGGCAGTTCTTTAATTGTGTCCCTACTGAGATAGATACAAGAGATTATCAATATGCTGGTGGGGAAACTGATAAAAACTTTACAACTAAATGGGTTTATGATCATTATACAGTTAATAATAACTTGTTTATGAATATAGAAGAGTTGATTAAGTCACTCAACCCGTTTAAATTTTAATAATGAATGAATATCATTATGAAGGATTTATAGTTAAAGAATTAAATTACTTCGATTATAAAAACTTAGTTAAAAAATTATTAACAACTGATATTGAAGTAATAAATGTCATTTTTAACGAGTTATTCAATAATTGTCTAATATCTGATAAAAAATATAATGCACTCGATAAATTTAAATTAATTCTTTTTATACGTTCTTTAATATTAGGAGAAGATATACAAATAAATTACAAAAAAAGAAATTATAATTTAGACGTTACAACTATATTAAATGACGCTAATATATATGAGAAAGATATAGAGACTGATTGTTTTGTTTTAAATAATTTTACTAATTTTTATATAAAAGATGTTGGTCAAGAAATAATTAACAATTTAAAGATATTAAAAATAAATAATAAAGAAATAAATTTAGAAAAATTTACTTTTGAAGAAAAACAAAAAATATTTAACGAAATAACTGATGTTAATATAGTAGATTTATATAACCAATCATTGAAAGATTTAAAAAATAATAAGATTAAATTTTTAGATTTAGATATAAATCTTCACAACGGAGATTTACTAAATGTATTGAAACATATTTTTAATTATGATTTAAATAGTTTATATGATTTTGAATATAGTTTAATGAGACATCTTAATTTTACTTCTAACGATTTTAAAAATTATTCTTTTTCTGAATTAAAATTGTTTCATAATAAACTCAAAGATGAAATGAAAGAACAAAATAAAGACAATAACCCTGGTATACCTACGCAACACAAGTAAATATTAATATGAGTGAAAATTTTAATGACATATTAAATGAGGTAAAAGGTTTAAAAAAGAATTTAACCTTCTTTTCACGAGCTAATAATTTAGATTTAGAAATAAGTCCATTAAATTTACAACAGCAGAAAATAATTATCGAAAATAGTATTCAAAGTAATTTATCCGTTTTATTTTTTAACAATTCATTTTACAATATTATTAAAGAAAACTTTGCAGGGGATATAAACACGCTTGATACGATAGATAGAGTATCTATTTCACTATCTTTAAGACAAAAAATGTCAAATGAATACACGTTAGATGATACTAAAGTAAATTTATCTGATATTATTGATAAAAATAAAAAACCTTTATCTGTAGACCCTCTTGAAATAGTTACTGATAGCTTTACATTTAGAGTTAGTAAACCTTCATTAGTATTAGATAATAAAGTTAACAAACTACTACTTAATAAATACAAAGGTAAAAAAATTACCGAGGATAATGTTAATAATGTAATAAGTGATCTATACGTTTATGAAATACTTAAATTTGTTGATGAAATAATAGTAGGAGATAAAACATTAGTTATTTCAGAAAATTTTAATAATTCATTAAAAATTTTAAGTGAAATTGAAACAAGTGAGCTAAAAGAAATCTTTAACTATATTAATAAAATAAGAGATATTGAGTTAAATATGACTCAAATACCTAATTCTGAAAAATATATATCGATAACACCTGACTTCTTCGTAGTATAATATTTTTTTATAAATATTATTAATGGCAGCCGGGGATCAAACTTTATCAGATGCACTTCTCTTAATAACTAAAGTTTCTAATAATCAAAATAAAAGACTTGATAAATTAGAAAAAGTTTCTGGTTCTTCTTATACTGAAGGTCCTAAAAAAGTTGAAGAGTTGGTAAAAAAACCAGAACCGAGAATTATAACTGATTTTGGTAAAAACGCAGAAAAGGATTTAAGAAATGCATTAACACAAAAAGAAGAAGATGGAGAAAAGAAACCTGAAGGAGGTTTTAATTTTATTAAAAAAATAATTGGACCTGCCTTATTAGTGTTAGGAGGTCTATCAGCTTTAGTTACTGGTTTAATGTCTGATGGTCCTTTGAAAGGTCTGTTTAATATTTTATCTAAAGGTGGTATTATAGGAGGTGTTAAATTATTCGCAAACTTAGCTGGTAAACAAATGGGTAAATTTACTGCAACATTTGCTAAAATATTACCTAAAAACTTATTTGGTAATATTATAGATAGTGCTAAAAGTTTTTTAGGAGGAATAAGTAAATTTTTATTAGCACCATTTAAAAAGCTTGGAGGTAAAGGAGCTGCTAAAGGTGTATTTGGAGTTATAAGTAAATTATTTGCTAAAACTTTACAACCTGTATTAAAAAGAATACCAGGTATAGGTTCTCTTATATCATGGGGGTTTGCGGTTAGTAGATTTAAGAGTGGTCAACTTGGAAGAGGTTTAATTGATCTTGCTTCAGGTATAGCTACTCTATTTCCAGGTTTAGGTACAGGTTTAAGTATAGGTTTAGATGTATTAAATGCATTTTTAGATGTAAAAGCTGGTAATGCAGAAGAAGTTAAACCAGCTGGGTCAGGTTTTAAAATAGGTGATTTTTTTGGTAATATAAAAGATAAAATTATGAATAATTTTCCAATTAAAAATTTATTTGAATTTTTTGGAGGTGTAGGTGATGTAATGGGTGGTAATTTTAAAGGAGGATTTACTAGAATGGCATTTGCTATACCGTTTATGAAACCATTAAGTGATTTTTTATTCAATGAAAAAGAGGAAGCTACGGAAAAAGGAGGTAATTTTAGTTTCGGTACATTTTTTAAAAATATTAAAGATAAAATTTTAGTTAAAGTGTTATCTTTCTTACCTGAAAAAATCTTAGGATTTTCAGTAAGATCAAGAGCAGCAGAAGCGTTAGGTATTGATATGGGTTCAATAGTTGATGACGAATCAGCACAGACTAATCTGGAAGATATTCAATTAGAAAACAAACCGGAAGGAAAAGAATTAGGAGGAGAAGTAAAAGCAAAAGGTGAATATATAGTTGGTGAAGCCGGTCCTGAATTATTTGTTCCAGAATCTGAAGGATTCGTTGTAAGTAATGATAAATCACTTAATTTATTAGATAAAGAAACGTTCAGTAGCTTAACTACTAATATAGGTAGTTTACAAGATGAACAATTAAAAGAACTTAAAAAGCAAAACATGTTTTTAAAAGCTTTACTAGAAAAAAGCAATACAGGAGGTAATATTATAAACACTAATAATACAAATACTTCAATAATAAATTCCAATAAAGGCCCCTCTATAAAACAATTTAGAGAGTTGTATGCTTAATTAAATATTATTAATGGCAAACTTATGGACTCTTAAATTTGGTAAAGACGCTAAACTACCTGTATTAGTTAGATCAGGTACTAATGTCGGCTCAAATATGAGTTTTGTTACTAATAGAGTATATAAAGATTTGCAAGGACCATCAGATCCAATTGATGTTAATAATGATTTTTCTTGGACAAAAAGCCCTAAATCATCAAGGCAAGATGTACCTACCTTAAGAATGGTAGAAAAAAGAATAACTAAAAACAGTACTGTAAGTAATTTAGCATATTCTCTTTTAGCAAGTGCAGATCTAGCTAATACTATAGGCACTAGTATTGTTAATGCAGTTAAACCTAATGATGAAAAAAATGTTAATGATCAGTTAAACATTTTAAGAGAGGGTAGCGGTACAGATGATACAGGTAAAGACAAAGGTCTTATTGATACTATTGCTCAAGGAGCAGGTGAGATATTAACACAAAATACATTTGAAAGTAATGTTCTTAAACCTTATAATTTTTTATATTCAACTGAAAAAACAGGTTTTGAGTATATATTCCCTTATTTAGATAATGCATATAGAGAGTCATCTATAAACATGGGAAGTGATCAAGGTAATTTAGCATCGGACGTTTTAGGAGCAGCAAGAGATTTACAACAACAAGCTACAGGTTTAGCTTTAGTACTGAGACCAGGTGTATATATTGAAGAGGCTAAACAGTTTTCAATGGGTGATGAAGGTAGAACTTTAAACATTAAAATACCATTATTGAACACTGGTACATATGATGACATATCAAGAAATTATCAATTAATTTACGGTTTAATTTATCAAAATAGACCAGGTAGAATAACTAAAAACTTAGTAGATGTACCTGTTATATATGAAACGTATATTGAAGGTGTTGCATATATGCCTTATTCATATATTAAAAGTATGACAGTTAATTTCTTAGGAAATAGAAGAACAATGGATATAGATTTACCAGTTACTAAATTTACTTCATCAGGTTCTGATACCGGTACACAAGTAAGAACAATTAAAACTGCAATACCTGATGCTTATGAACTTAATTTTCAAATAACCGGTTTAAATGATGAAACAAGAAACTTTATGTACGAAAGTATCGATAGAGGTGTTGTAACTGCTAAAGTTAATGCTTTAAATAATCCAGATACTGATAGTTCAGCACCTGGTACAGAAACAACTCAAGGTGGCCCTACTTCTAATAATAGAGAGGTTAGAAATAATAATTTTAGTGCAAGAAGTAACCCTAATAGAAGGAGAGGTAACTAATGGAAGGTAAATATCAAAAAGATATAAGTGGGTTACCTGAACTTCAAATGTTTAGATATGAAAATATTTTTAAAGTTTACGAAACAGGTGATAAAAATTTTTACTATTATAATATTTTAAAAAAAATTAATTTACCCGAAAATATTAATAGTAACTTTTTTGATTATTTGACACTGTATAAGAATACACCTTTAACTACTATAAGCTATCAAATATATGGCACTACCCATTTATGGTGGTTGATTATGCTGGTAAATAAAATCAATAATCCTGTAAAGAGTCTTCCTTTAGGTAAAAAACTTAGATATATAAAAAATAATTATATAAAAGACGTTATTGATAACATAAGCCAGCAATTGCAATGATTTTAAACAATATATTAGAACTTACAAAAAATGACTCATCTGCTAATGAGTATTTGATTGACAATCAAAAATATGTTGTTAAGATTTTATTTATAAATGCAGATTTAAGCATTTTTTCACTTTCAAAAAATAGTATAAAAAATTTACTAATTAATGATAATGCGTTTGACCCGTTTAATTTTTCTTCCATAAGTTTTGTTGATAATGATAATGCATTTGAAAGATTAAAATCAAATAGTTCTGATGTTGAGTTTAACCCTGAGCTGAAAGATGTTCTTAAAGGTTATCAATATAGGGGCGATGGTAGGGATTTTTTATTCTTAGAAATATTACCTATTGATAATGTTAATGAAGTGTATGGAACTGAAAATGATGAGTTTAATGAAAAATTTGGTTATAGAAAATTATTTGTTTGTACAGATGATAATCAATCAGTAGAAGGTCAAGATACTATTAAAACAATAAACTTAATAGATTTCGATGAAAAGCTTTTAAGAGAACAAAAATCATATTTTTCAACATCAGATATTGTAGAAGATCAAAAAGATATATTTTTATTATCAAACAACGATAGAGAAGTAAAAACAGGTAAGTGTATAAAACAATTATTAAAAAATACTTTATTTTTAAAATCATTTGACCAAGTTGCAAAATTAAAAAAGGATGGTAACCAAGATTTCGAAGAAGGTTTGAGTAAGATTTTTTATACATCCCCTTCAGATAATTCTGCATACGATGACTTATTATATTTGCTATCTAAACATGTTAGTGATTACCCTTCTAATGATTTTTCAATACTTAAAAAAGGTAATTTTGATAACAAATATTCTTTTAAAAGTGTTTCTTCATTATTTGATAAAGCTTATAACAAAGAAGATGGCACTGCTGGGTCTGAAAATTTAGAAAAAATGTTTATTACAGGTCAAACTGACAGTGATGAATTAATACAAAATGAAAAGAAGACACCTTCTAAAATTGCATCAATGGGTCAGTACAGTGAAATAAGAACTATAAATTTTTTCAACACTGATTCCATTTTAAATAGTAAAAAAGTAAAAACTACATTATTACATTCATATGATTTTAATGATAAAACATTTAATATAGAAAAAAAGAAAACTGATATATCTAATATAAGAGAAAAATTTAATGATAGCTATGTAAAAAATATGAAAGGGAAGGATAATTCACCTTACCCAAATTTTTTAATTAATCAAATCAAAGGTACTAATTTATCGTTTGAAAACGAATACTCTCTTTACGGTGAAAACAATGATATAAGACTTTCTGATGGAGTTAATAAACTATTAAAAAGTTCTATAGTAACTAATTTAGCAGCAGAAATAACTTTAAAAGGTCAATTATTTAGAAAAGCTGGAAAATTTGTAAGTATTGATAGAGAAGGTGAATACCCTGATAATTTATTTGACGATAAATTTTTAGGTATTTATTTTATACTAAATATTGAACATCAATTTATAGATGATACTCAATATGTTAATAAAATTTTAGCAGTTAAGACATATATACATAAAAATCCAAACTTTAATGAGAAAATATTATGAGTTTTAAAACTACATTAATACCTGAATATACCGATACTATTATTTTTCAAAAAGAAGAATTTTATGAAAAAAATACTGACTTAATTGAAATCATAGGTGATTATTTAAATGAATTGAATAGAAATATTGATTATGAAAAGGGTAAATCATCAGGAAGAGCTTTTGCCAATACAGTTAATTTCTATAAAAATTTAAATGATAATGATTTTCGGTTTGAACAAAGTATGGAAAAAAGTGATGAAACTTTTATCAATTATTATATTGAAAAATACAATAGTCTATTTATAAACATAAAAAATTCAGTTTCTAATTTTATAGAAGATAATATATATTTTAAAAATTATTCAGATGATGTAGGAATACTTTTTGATAGTAACAGTGTTATAGATAACAGCATTTCACCTTATTTTGATATATTCTATACTGAAACTGAAGTACCTAACAATCTTAATACAACTATTTTTAATAAAACTACTTTAGATAATAAATCTTTACAAAAAAAGTTTACTAAATTTAATGATGCTCTTTTTAAAACTAATTTAAAAGGCATCGTTAACGGTAATGATAATATTAACATACAGACCACAGCACATAGTTTTGATTTAACTGGTGATTACCCTTATTACGAACGTTTCTTCGGTTATAAAGAAAAAATGGTTAAAGGATTGGTATCAAACCTTAAAGGTTTAGGTGAATATATACTCTTTATAAAGGATTTAAATTTAAGAGATAATGAAACTGAGTCTAGCATATTTAGTTACTCCTATAATATAGAGGGGGTAGAAGAGCAGTATGATATACTAAAAAATAAATTAGATATAAATCCATATACATCTAATACAGTATTATCAACATCTTCAACTTCTTCTGAATCACCTGCATTGAAAGAAGAAAAGATCAGGAGAAGAAGAAGTAAAAGATAATTTTAATCTACTTCTGCTTCTATAATATCAGCATCATTTATAAGCTTTTTAATTAATTCTTCTCTATTAATCGTTAAACCTAAACGTTCATTTGATGAATTTTGAAGCTCTTTTTTACTTTCTATATCAATTTGTTTAATCTCTTTACGAGCTTCATTATTTTTGTTAGTAATATGAATCTTATTTAGACTTTCTATAGCTGCAGCAGAAGCTCCTACTAATTTACTTAAAGCTTCTAAATCTTTATAATCAGGAGCAGCAGTAATAAACTGTTTTACATCTTCAACATAATCAACACTACCTTTAATTAACTTACCTGAATACTGTAATAAAAATTCTTCTAAATTTTCATTACTTAAATTTAGTTCACCTTCTTGAATTTGTTTATTTACTTTTGTTGAACCTTTTAACTGGTTTAAAAGATCACCTACCACGCTTTCAACATCTTCATCATCTTTACTCATATAATTATTTAGTTGAAAACTATAAGGAACGTTAATATAATAGGTATATGAGTGAAAAAGTTAATATTAAGTTTATAAAAACGCATGACGATGCAGTTTTACCAACTAAAGCGCATGATGGTGATAATTGTTTTGATTTATATGCAGTTGAAGATACAGTAGTTAGAGGTAGTTGGTCATGGTTTGGTCAAACCCGAGTAGGTAATGAAGTTGTACCAGTAGGCATTACAGTTGCCGATATTACCCCTGGTTACGGATTTGTCTTAAGACCTAAATCAGGTTTAGGGTTTAAAGCTGGATTACAACCTCATTTAGGTGAAATTGATAATGGTTATAGAGGTGATTGTGCTGTAAAGATGTATAATTTTTCTCATGAAGATTATTATTTTAAAAAGGGTGATAAGGTTGCTCAAATTAAAATTGAAAAAATTTATGATACAAAAGTAAGCTGGGTTAAAAAAGCAACTAAAGCAAAACGAGGTGATGCTGGTTTCGGGTCAAGTGGTAAATAGGAACAGTAATATAATTAATTATGAAAAGAACAAGTCAAAGAATAACTGAAAAAAAAGTAGGCAACGCTAAGATTAGAAAGACTGTAACAGTTACAGTTACTAAGCCGACTAAAAGAAAAAAGAAATAATGTTTAATAACTTATACGTAGAAAAGTATAGACCTCAAACGTTATCTGATTTAGTATTATCAGATGGTAATAGAAAATATTTTGAATCTATTACCGATGAAATACCGAATCTTTTATTTGTTGGTACACCTGGTTTAGGTAAAACGACATTAGCTAGAATATTGGTAAATAATGTATTAGATTGTCAATATCTTTATATAAATGCATCAGATGAAAATGGTATCGATACTATAAGATCTAAGGTAGTTGGCTTTAGTCAGACTAAGTCTCTCGATGGTAAACATAAGGTGGTAATATTAGACGAAGCTGACGGTATTACCATTGACGGGCAAAGAGCATTAAGGAATACAATGGAAGAATACAGTAGTATGACTCGCTTTATCTTAACTGCAAACTATAAGCATAAAATTATACCTGCAATTCAAAGTAGAACTCAATTCTTTGATTTAGTACCACCGTTTGATGACGTTGTTAAACGTGTAGTTAATATAGTTAAACAAGAAGGTATTAAAGTCGATGCAAGTGATAAACCTAATTTAGTTAGCTTAATTAAGCAAGGTTATCCAGATATACGTAAAATTTTAAATAGTATTCAAAAAGCTAATATTAAAGGTAAATTTACTATTGATCATAGTGTAGATAATAAAGATATAGTAAATGTAATTCATAAACATATTAGTTCAAAGACTGTTTTAAAGCTTAGAAAGTATTTGATTGAAAATGAAAATGAATTTCAAGGCGATTACCATAATCTAATGAAACAGTACTTAAATTTTGTATATAGTTCAAGTATTGATGACAATAAAAAACGTCAATATATAGTGACTATTTCAGATCACATGTATA